TAACTGTTATTTCAACTCTTTTTTTATATAAACAAAATTATATTACAAACCATTATTTGATAAGACCATTTATTTTAAAAAATAAAATCGAAAATTATATTCGTTATATGATACGTCGTGATTATGACTTTGTTTTTCAGCAAATTTTAGTAGAAAATTATATAAAATGGTTAGAAATCAAACATTACATGTATAAAAATATTATTTATAAAAATTATATTTATTTTATTAAAGATTACTGTATTGAAAACGAATCTGTAAAATGTCGAAATCTTATAAATCTATTTTTAAAAGAACATGGTTTATGTCAAAACCAACATAAAAACAATATTATTAAAAATAAAAGATGGAAAATTTAAATATAAACAAGATTTTAAATAGAGAAGAAAAAGTAAATGAATTCAAAGAAAGTCTTTATTCTTTTGAAAAAAATAAAAATAATTTATTCGTGAAAAAAGGTATATATGTATATGGCGAACCTGGAACAGGTAAAACAAAATTTGTTATGAATATTTTAAAAGAAATGGATTATGATGTAATTAGATATGATGCAGGTGATATAAGAAACAAATCTATTATTGATATGATTACCAAACATAACATATCTGATAAAAATGTAATGAGTCTTTTCCATAAAAAAAAACAAAAAATAGCTATTGTTATGGATGAAATTGATGGTATGAATAATGGAGATAAAGGAGGTATTAATACACTCATAAAATTAATCAGACCTAAAAAAACAAAAAAACAAAAGCTAGAAGATATAACTTTAAACCCAATTATTTGTATAGGAAATTATCATATGGATAAAAAAATGAAGGAATTAATGAAAGTATGTAATAATATAGAGTTAAAAACTCCTTTAAATAATGAAATTGATTGTATTATTTCTAATACTATGCCAAATCTTGATGAAGAAATTAAAAATAATATTATTCGGTTTGTTCAAGGAGATCTAAAAAAACTGAATAATATTTATTTTTTGTATAATAGTAAAGAAGGCATTTTAAATAGTAAATTAATTCAAAATATATTTCAAGTAAAATGCTATAATGATGATACAAAAAAAATAACTCAAAAATTAATAAATGAAAAGTTTCACATAAATTCTCATTTAACAATGATGAATGAAACAGATAGAACTATTGTTGGACTTTTATGGCATGAAAATATTATAGATGTCATTGGAAAAATGAAACCAAATGTTTCTGTTCCTTTTTATTTGAAACAATTAGATAACATTTGCTTTTCAGATTACATAGATAGAGTTACATTTCAAAAACAAATTTGGCAATTCAATGAAATGAGTTCTCTCATTAAAACATTTAAAAATAATAAAATGTATCATGAATATTTTAGTAAAAAACCAAAGTACAATCCTACAGAGGTTCGATTTACCAAAGTTTTGACAAAATATTCAACTGAATATAATAATTCTTTGTTTATTCAAAATTTAGCTCAACAACTTGGTATGGATAAAAAAGATTTATTTTCTTTTTTCATAAACTTGAAAGATAAATATGATGATAATGAAATTTCTTTATTATTTGAAAATTATGAAATTAATAAATTAGAAATAAGTAGAATTTACAGATACATTGATAAATACGTTAAAGAAGATGTAGAAGAAGAGGAATTGATTGAAATCGACGAAGTTTAGAAATCCACAATAATTATAAATATTATTTTTATAATATTTCTTAATAATATTTACAAATAATTTAAAGAGTTATTCTTTATTATTATAAAAATAGTTCTTTAAAATGAATTATGAAGATAGATTTATTCCAACCCAAGGAGATGAAGATTTATATTTGGAAACGGACGTAAGACAAAAACAAAAAAATATAATGGATGATTTAAAATTATCTAATCCTAGATTTCATAAAATATATAGAAAAATTTATACTAAATCTGGTAAAAGAGTTATACCTATAGAGTTTTATTCTTCTGGAGCCATAGGGAATTTTATTACACATGCAATTAGTGGAACTAAAGAAAAAGATCATATAGTTGGTTCTATTAATGAAGACTTATTTTTTAAAGTATCTTTTTGTAATAGTAAAGTTGGAAGCGAACACGTTACTTTATTTTATTATTCTCCAGAAGAGTATGAAAGTCATCAGTTAGTAAATCTTTCAGACAGTATTAAAAATAAATGGAGAGAGAAATTTGTTAAGGCGAGTTTGAATGTAAAGTTGAATGAATAAAAATTCATACTTAAAGACTTTACTTATAAATAATATAAATTATATACAATATATATAATTTATGTTATTTATATTTCATTTATTATTTTACGTTCCTTTTTTGAAAAAAGGAATGATAAATAATAATTATAACTATAGAAATATTTTTTATTTAAACCACATCAATAAAAATACTTATTCCAATGAATTAGAAATACAACCAGATGATAATAAAATAATAAATTCTAATTTAACATCATTATTATTGGTAAATTTAAAAAAAGAAAATTCGACTAATAATACTCAAAATCCAAATAATTATTTTTACGGTTATGATAACAAATTTTCAGAAAGTGATGAAAATAATGAATTAATACACGATTTCATCATAAATAGCAAAAAAAAAGTTATTTTAGAGTTTCTAGAAAATAACCATACTTCTATTCATCATAAATTAGATTTAATAAGTGACTTATATGACTTTCAAAAAAAAAGTATTTGTAAACAAAATATTTTTAAAGGAAATTTTTGGAAAGATTGCGATTTTAGATAATAATAAAAAATATTTAAATATAATTTGCCTAGATTATTATGGATATAAACGAAAAAAAGATAGAAAATAATATAATTGGTGATACTATTAATAAAGAAATAAATGTTGACATATCAAATGATTCTCAAAAAATAGAATTTGATGTTTTATTACAGAGAGGACCAACATGTGGATTAATAGTTGTTGATAATTTTTATAATAACGCAATGAATACACGTAAATATATTTTAACACAAGATTTCTCTGTAAAAGGTAACTTTCCAGGTAAAAGAACAATTTCTTATGCTAATTCACATTTACAAGAAGTAATCCAAAAATATATTGAACCATTTTGTGGAAAAATAACTAATTTTCCTTGTCCAAAATCAGATAATTCAAACGCTAGCGAAATATATAATGGTTCTTTTCAATATACTACGTCTAGAGATCGTTCATGGGTTCATACAGATAAATATAATAATTGGGCAGGTGTATTGTTTTTAACACCTAACGCACCACTATCATCAGGAACAGCATTTTATAGATTCAAAGACGGAGCAATGTGTCAAGAACATGGTGATTTTTTACAAAATCAAGATAATGTAAATAAATATAATCAAGATCTAACAAAATGGGAACTAGTTGATTCAGTAGGAAATGTATTCAATCGACTTGTATTATTTAACGCAAATAGATATCATATGTCAATGGATTATTTTGGCGATACAAAAGAAAATGGGCGATTATTTCAAGTATTCTTTTTTTCAACAGAAAAATAATTATTATAATTTACTAATTTGAGTGTCTTACTTTTTTTTGAAACAACTTAAAAAGGTCTAAAATGTTCAAGGGTGTAAACTATTTTTTATCTATCTATTTTTCAGATGAAAAAAGTAAAAAGCTAATATAATTGTTACTATTATATTTTTTTTATTATTTGGATTATTCATATTATTGTTGCCACTATTTTCATTAGAATTATTATTACTATAATTATTATTGTAACTATAACTATTTTTTGAATAAAATATCGATTTTATATTTTTTTGTAAAAAGGTATTTTGATATTTATTTTTGTCTAAAGAAAAAATGGTTTTCAACATGTAAAAAGGTTTATTTCTAATATTTAATATATTTATATTATATAGGTATGCTTATATCGTTTATCAAATAAATATTTTTATAAAAAATATTTATTATTTTCATTTTCTCTCTAATTTTTTTTAGCATTTTCTATTTTTTCTTGAATAATTTTTTTAATCGTATTTTCTAAATAAGTTACTCTTTCTTTTAAAGCATTATTTTCCATGATTAATTGTTGTACAAAAATATTTTGTTGTTGTTGAGATATTTGTTGTTGCTTCTGTTGTTGTTGAAATTCAAACATTTTTTTCTCTCTATCTTGCTTTATTTCTTTAATTTGTCTCAATACATCTGGTTTATTTTCCGGATTTCCAGGTTCATAATTTGCTAGTAAATTATCAATATCATTTAAAAAAAAATTTTTTATTGGTGCTTCTTTTATAAAATCATCTACTGTTTTATCAGACAGTTTCATAAACTGATTTGGTTTTTCTAATAATTCTTTTTTATCAAATGAATTATGAATATGTGAAAAAACAAGAATAGTTTTTGAAGATTCTAATTGTAAAAACGGAATAGTATAATTCTTTAAAAAATGTTTTTCCTCTGCTAAAGAAGCTTTTTCATCATAACTAGTTTCTTTTAATAATTTTCGTCGAAAAGCAAATGTAGCAGCAGTAGCATGGTTTGGCCCATAAGGACCAAATTTATACATTTTTTGGATATGTTTAAAATAAATATGCATTTCACTTGATCCAGCACATAAAATGTTAGGAAATTCCATTAATTTACATACAGCATGTGAGACACGACATGGTGGATAATAATCATCATCATCCATATAAACAATAATTTCTCCTTTTGATTTTTCATGAGCAATATTTCTTTTTTTCCCCAATGTCATTTTTTCATCAAATTTATAATATTTAACTTGATTAATATCTTTAACTAAATCTTCAATCTTATCTGTTCCATCATCTATTATAATCCATTCTAATAATTTTTTAGGATAATCTTGATTTAAAAAACATTGAATTATAAATGGTATAAAAGGTCTGCGATTAAATGTTGGTGTACAAATGCTTACAAAAGGTAACTTTCCCATAATGTAATTTATATATTAGTTTTTATATATTAGTTTCTATATATTAGTTTTTATACATTAGTTTTTATACATTACTTTGATAATGCCTTATTTAATCCATTCAAATTGTTTATTAATGTATCTTGTGATTGGATAACATTATCAGAAATAGCTTTTGGTAATTTAATATTTGATAGTTTTACATTTTGTATTTTGATTTCAGGAACAGGAATTGAATCTGGTAATATTTTCGATACAGAATTTTCCAATCCTCCTATAATTTTACTAATAAAGTTACGTGAATTTTTAGTAGAAACTATTTTATCATTACTACATTTTTTATAAGCCTCTTTAAAACTAACAATTTCAGTTAAATTTGTTGGTATATTACTTTTGAATAAAGAGAGAGGAATAATATTAAAATATAAAAGTAGAATTGTTAGTAAAGATACAATTCCAAACCCTGTACCAAGATGAACAAATGTTAAAAAAATACAACTTAATGATAACAATATCATAATTCCTTTTTTTCTATACTTAATATTATCTTTTATACAGTTTAATATATTGTACTTTACATTTTCACTATCTATCGCTGATACTGTAAAATAACTGATTAAGCATAAAAATATAATTAAAGTAGATACAAAGGGAATAACTGTAAAAAAACTTACCCAGAACAAACAAATAAATAAAATTACAAGAGCAATACTAATCAAGAAATTAATTGGTTCTAGCATAGTTATAGATTCCCACTTGGGTTCTCCTTCTCCAGAATGATTTTCATTTTTTTTAAAGAACCAACTTAAATTTGTAAACCAAAGTAAAGATAAGTATACCAAATTTACTAGTGAAAGTATACTACTGAATAGTATAGTAATTATTGGACCAAAAATAAGCGTAACTATTTCCGGCATTTCATTAAGAATTCCATAGTATGAATTATACGCTTTAAAATCAAAAGCAATAATACTCTGTAATATTGAAACAAAATAATTTTCAAAACCATTAGAATGTGGATTCATTTTACATTTAAGTAAAAAATTTAATATTGAATTAATAAATGGTTTTGTTTCATAAGGAAATTTTATTTTATTCGATAAAAGAGTGTCATGAACCTTTTTAATATTAATATTAATATCTATTTCTTTTATATTAGGAATGGAATTTGTATATGGATAACATTTAATATCGGTTGGTAAAATATTAGACTGAGCAACTTTACATGAATAAATAATGAGTGAACCAAAAACAATTGCTAGTAAAATATTTAATATTATTAAAGCAAAAGATTTAAAAAATTTAAGAATTTTTGTTGGATCCTGTACATTATTTTTCATTTCTGTTTCTGTATTATTGATATTTGTATTAGTAGACATTGTATATTATAATGATATGATATAAAAATAATTTATCTACGTAGTAAAATATTTTAAAATTATTCAAAATATTTCGAAAAATTTTAAAAATATTATTTAATTATATATGAAAAAAAAAGAACTCCTAATTTTAGCATTAGGTTTTATTAGTCTTGTTTTATTATTAATAATTTTTAATTGGGGAAATTATTTAATAAAGAATGACTTTATTTTGGAATCTTTTTTCAGTGAAAATATAAAAGGTTCCCCGAATGTAAATTTACCCTTAAATACCAATTATAGTTGTAAAAATTTTTGTGGTCCAACCTCACGCTGTGTAAAAACTAATCAACAATGTTTTACTGATGGTGACTGTCGTGGATGTCAACCATTTACTCCTCCTCTTTCTAAAATGAAATATATCAATACTCGCGGAGAGAACGATGCAGGAAAACTAACAAGTCAACAATATCCTAATTTTTCTAAATTAACTACAGATATAGGAACACAAGCAAAAATATTCCGTAGTTCTAATGTAAAAAAGAGAGCACCTCAACCAGCTTATGGCACGAATCTTTGGCGTGGTAAATTTGATGTAGAACAAGAAATGTTTGATGAAAGATATAAACCACCAAATTTGATTAATATGCCAAATTATCCATACAGATACACATTATCTGGAGAATTTTTAACGGACGGACCTCTTGCTTCGAATGCTTATTTCAACTAACCATTATTTCTAAAAATATATAAGTTAAAATTATATTTATTATTATATATTTATTAAATATAATTAAAATGCCTTACTTTAAAAATAAAGACATTAACATACTATTTATTCATATTCCAAAAACTGGTGGTAGTAGTTTAGAATATTATCTGTCTCAAAAGTATCAAATTCTATTAAATAATGATTCATTAAGTGGTTTTTTAAGTAATGATAATACTGAAATAAATAATTTGAAAGAAAAATATCAAATAAAATCGTCTATGCAGCATTTTACTTATAGAAATATTGTAGATTTGAAAAATGAAAGTATTTTAAATGTAGATTTTGAAAATAATTTAAAAATAATTTCTATTGTAAGAAATCCATATACAAAAATAGTAAGTGATTTATTTACACATTCTTTAATAAATATCAATACAAGTAAAGAAGAAGTTTATCATATCCTTTATAGCAATTATATTCATAGTGATAAATACGATAATCACAATTTACCACAATTCTCGTTTTTAATTGATGAAAATGAAAAATTGCTGGAAAATATTACTATTTTTAAAACAGAAACATTAACAGATAGTCTAATAAATTATGGTTACAAAGATTTTTATGTTTACATTAATAAAAATTACATGTCTATAGATTATTTAAGTTATTTAAATGACGATTCTATTCGTTTGATAAATGATTTTTATTCAAAGGATTTTGAATATTTTAATTATGAAAAAATTATTGTTTAGATAGAAGATAGATACAAAATAATTATACGAAAAATAATATGGTCAACCTTATTTTTCAATAAGCACTGTTTTCGCAAGATTTTTAATGATTTTATCTTCAAATGTTTCATCTTCTTTTTTATCAGAACCACCCATTGATTTCATAACTATTTGCATATATTTATCATTAATGTGTCCTTCATCTTTAAAATAAGTTGGATTCTTTAATTTCCATTCAGGTATCATTTTAATGTTTTTATGAGCTACATGTTTTATCGCTGTTTTCAAAACCTCTTTTTCTTTTGTCCATTTATTTTCATCTTTTACATACAAAACTTCTCTCTTTAAATCACTACAATGAACCGGTCTTTTAGAAACATCCAGTTCTTTCAAGTTTTTCACGATAATATTCGTGATTCCATCGACAAAACCTACTTTCCCTACATGTTCTAGGTCGGATATTTTGATGTTTACGGATTCAACAAAGTCCATAATGTTCATAGCATCTTTACAAGTTTCATTTAGAAAAACTTGTAAATTAAAAGTTTTATTATGAGAGTTTGAATTTAATGTATTATTATTTGTTGTTGTTACGTTAGATGGTTTTAAAGTCTTACAAACTTCTAGAATAATATTTTTAAATTCAGAGTTCTCTTTAATGAGCATCTTTATTATTTCCTTATCATCATTTGATGCGGGTGGATCGTCGTTTAAACAAATATTTAATTCTGTACATATTTGTTGATGTTTCCATAATCCTTGACGATATTTATATTCCTTACCACATACGCAGTAAAATATTTTGGAGTTTTTTGGAGTTTTTTCGTCATCCATTTGTAACTTTTTGTCATTCTTCATATGTTTTCTAGTAAGTAAATGTCTGGTTAATTCTATTTGTCTACAGCATTGAAAGTCACAAATTACACAAAAGAGTTTTTTGGAGTTTTTTGGAGTTTTTTCGTCATCCATTGTCATCCTATATATACTACCTAGAAAAAGTTCCTAAATCCTTTTTTATATAAAAAATAAAATTTTATCGTGTTGTTTTGAAAATTATTTTTTTGGTAACCAGACCTTAATTTTCAATTATGCAGTAAATTCATGTTTTTTACAAAGTCCATCGACCCTGGACATTTTTGGACATCCCAAAAATGTCCAAAATCGATTTCTTGAATCACTTTCCCAGACAAAAATTTACAAGGTTTTCAGTTTGCGGGAGGTAAAAGTATATATAACGGGATAAAAGTACAACTTTGAATTATATATTTGTAAATAGCTACATTAAATAGTTATATTTTATAAAAAATATAATTATTTTACGGGATTATTTTCCAGTAGAACCAAATCCTCCTTCTCCTCTCGATGTTAAAGATAAATCACTTTCATTTTCTAGTAAAACAACACGGATTTTACATAGTAAGGGGTGACATATTTGAAGTAGCCTTGAGAATTTTTGAACATAAAAATGATCTACATTCAAAGAACGAAAAGCGCCAATAATATTTCCTCTATATCCACAGTCAATAATACCAGTATGATTAGATAATAATAAAGGAGTTTTAGATATTGAAGAACGTGGATGAATATTAAATGCTGTTGGCATATATTCACCAGTAGGAGTATACTTGATTTTCATTTCTGTTTTTATTTTGAAATCTAGAAAATACGAGGATAATGGATTATGAACAATAGTTTGACTTTCTGGAACAAATAAATCAAATCCAGAATTTGGAAAAGGATCTGTATCAATGTGATTATTATGATAATCAATGTGATTTTTATAGAGTTCATATAATTCTGGAATTGTTTTGTCTACATATAAATATAAAATTGCTTCCATTTTATATTTATATTACAATAATTTGTTTATATCATTTTTAATATTATTTATTATTATCATATTTACCTTTATATGCCATTCTTCAAATATTTTTGGTATAAATTTATTCAATATATTACATAATGGAACCCAACAATGAGAAGATATTAGTACCTCAGGACCTTGATTCCATAAACTATCAAGATAATTTTGTAATTCACAAACTAATTCTTTTTCTTTTTCGGGAATTACTTTCAATATCTCAATAATAATTTTATTCACCGAACGTGGATGATAATCGTCTTTTTCCATTAGTAAAATATTTAATTTATATATAATTAAATATTTAAGTTATTTTACAAAATATAAGTGTCTAATCAATCTCCTCTATCTTAGGTTCAAATTCAGGTTCTTCTTCCACATTTTGGGGCGGGCTGGAATTGGGCGTAGTAGAACTCATATGTTTCATAAATGCTCCCTCTAATGCTTTATAAGCATCTTCATAAAAATCTTTATCTTTCAAATCGGTGGTAGAACATAATTCTTCTAATTCATTC